TTCAGCAAGGCAGGTATCTGTACTGTCCAAACGGAAGTCACCTGGCAATGTGGGACGATCAGCAGGTTTTTATGACAGGAGTTATTAAATTCATCAACGATGTTGATTCCGGAAACTTTTAAAATAATCAACATGAAAAAAATATTACTAACTTAATACCGCAAAACCAAAAGTCGCATTTTTTCAAAACGAAAAGTAGAATTTAAGCGCTTTTTTTAACCCCTTAAACCTTACTTTAAAAGCACTTTATTAGGCGACAATTGTCACCACGTTGTTATTGCCAGGTTCAAGCTGGGCAACCAACTGAGCCTTTACATAGTTGTGAATGGTAACTGCGGTTTGAGCCGCGAAGTCGTTTACATCCAGCAAAACTTCGTAGGACTGTTTGCTTGGAGGCACGTCTGAGCTTACTGGCACAAATGGCGAACGCTTGGCATCAAAGTCGGCTTTGCTCTTATAAAAAAACAGCTTGACTTTGATCTTGTACTGTAGCTCCAGTCCAAGTTCCATGTATAGCCAAACGTATGCACCGGACGGCACAGCGAATCCACTGTCAGTGTTTATTGCTTTGTTGATTTGTAATGACATAATAGTTCTTTTTTAAATTGTTGTTAATGTTGCGTACTCTGCGTCCTCTTTTAATGTTGCCACAAACAGGGAAAGGAACGCATCAATCTGTAAGGCACTTTTTCCTGCCAGATTGTATGCTCCGATTAATTTTGTCCTGTGATTAATGGGAATGGTACTACCAATACCCAGGGTTCTTAATGTGAACGGTGTCAACGTTCCAAACGTAGGGTTTCTTGTTGTTGCTGTTAGTTGAGTTGCATTAATAATAACACGGCTGTTGTTGCTCCCGCCACTGCCATAATAGATGTACATGATCAATGTGAAGGCTGTGCTGCTTTCTGGCATTGCATTGGATGCCGTTTCATAGCTATCAAGTGTACCCGTATCATCATAAAAATTATGTTGCACCCTGTTGTTCAAACCAACGATTTGCAATCTTGCTCCTGGCAAACCACCGACAACGGGAGCGGTTTGAAGCAACACAAAGTTAAGATTGCTATTTGAGGGGTTGTCATATTTATGCACGGCAAAAAGTAGGTGGGCGGTTCCATCGTGAAGGAATTTTAAATTTGCTCCGGAAACACCAGTTAAAACCCCACCACTAAACAATGCGGGATTGTAGCCAAACCCATCTGAATACACCAGTGGCTTTGAATTGACGACAGATTGTTTTAATGAATACGGGTCAGAAGCGATGCTATTCCATTGATCTACCTTATCAACACCTGAATAATTCGTTACCGTCCTTGCAAATCTGTAATCCAAACAGAACTTGAGATCACCTATTGATTGAAGTGTTCGTTTCGAATTTAACCTAAATCCCTTTGCCTTAAATCCGCTGACCCTGTTCTCACTCATTTAGTAATCTTTTATACAGTATTCAACCTGAACATGGCAGTCGTAGGCATATCCAGTTCCAGTTTCATTTAAAAAACGCACGTCAATGGTGTCTGTCGTATCGTTTATATTCACATTAAATCCTCCTGTTGTTGCCGTCTTTCGTACGGTATCAGGTGCAGACGTTACTCCGCCTGAAGTTGTTCCTGCAATGTTAGAAGCTGCCACTTGAATGATTCCTGTACTGATAACCCTTCCTCCCGATGTCTTTCCGAATGCCAGTGTGACTTTCAAGTCTATCGCCTTACCTGACGGAACCGGTATGCTTGCAATAATTGTGTTTGTTGCAGCTGATGTTCCTGTGGTTACAATGGCATACTGCTCTTTGCGTGTAACAAATCCATTACCACGATCAAACTCCTGTACCCGGAAGAAAAGAACGGCTTCATCACTATCGGTTGTTCTAAACCCGAGATAGTTATCGCTTGTGCTGCTCTTGATCACAAACGCAAGAGCCTGATTGTCATTCATGATAATACCGGCAGCACCGGAGGCTATTGTTGATCCAACCTCTATGAACATCGAGGTTCCCCCAAACTCAACGAACTGGCCGTTAGAGAATCTTGCAACCAATGACCCTGCTAAATTGTAAACCTCGAAACTGTACGTTGCGTCAAGGTTGTCAACACCGGTAAGCCGAAGAGTTTTTGTTGTGTCATTCCAAGTGGCGTTAGCATTACGCACGAGCTTCCCGGTTGAATCAAACATCGATACAACGAATCCTGATCCTGACTGATTGGTTGCAGTTATATCAGTAGCAGAAAGTGTATTAGTAAAAGCAACCGCAGCCGCTTTAATCGCATTCCACCAAGCGGTGAGCCGTGATGGAGTAATGGTTCTCGTTGTGTCAGTTCCAGTAATCGTTTCTGCGTTGGTTGCTAATTCAGAATAGCCCCTTGTAGTTTCATCGGCATCAACAGCAGTCCACTTAGCGGCAGCAGCAGCAGCATTGGCATCCGTAACAGATTTAATTCCAGCTTGTGTTACCGATCCGTCCGTGTTGGATGCGGATAAATCATTGTAAAGCTTAGCGATACCCTTAACAGAGGGCGATGCATCATTAATAACAACATCCAAACTTTCAAACTCTGCGCGCTTAATGTAATCACCAAGATCACCATCCGTAGTGCCCAGGTATTCATATATCGCCCAGCTCGCGTCAACGGTTGGGTCTGCTGAGGCATCTGTTACTCCATACCACTTGCCTTGTTCCTGGTCGCCCTGAGCAGCAAGTAAGGCAGCAACGTTGGCGTAGTTATCAGTCACCACAACAGCTGAGCCTCCGGAGGCTGCGCTGCTTAAGATATAACCACTCGTTGAAGTGTCAGCATGAAGAACTGGCATTTCAGTTTCTGTCACGTCAATGGTGCCGTCCGCTTGAGCGTAGTAAACTGTACCAGGTGTTAATCCGGAAAGTCCGGTTGCATAGCCGCCAAGCACGGCTTTAAAAGAGTTTACATCGATCACTTCCGTAACCAGTGCAACCCGTTTGTCGGCTCCTGGATCACTGATCAGCGCAAGCTCGCCTGCACCATTGACTTTAAGAACATCACCGCTCTCAAAGCCATGAGCAACTTTTGAAATAGTCCGTTCCAGTACATCAGGCTTCGCGCTTTCGCTAACTTCTTTCCACCATACATCGCCAACTCCACCAGAGGGAATATTTCCTTCGTTCTCGTCTTGCAGGCTCTCGAATAATTTGAAGCCAAACGTTACGCGTTCACCTTCTTCATACTCCTGATCAGCAATCCAATCCTCGTAGCTTCGGCCAGTGAGTAAATCACTGATCAAAACGTAGTGGTCTTTACCGGTTAATGGATTCTTCAGGTGAAGAACCATTGAGCCGGTTGGGCTGTCCATCCGTGCTAACTGCAATAAGTCTGTTGTAACTAAGCTCATTTTGTTACTCTTAAAAGTGTACCGTTTATTTCCAGAACCACCTCATCAACATCACCCTGATCATCGCTATTCTCCGAAAGGAATTCCACCTGCCTGAGTTTGCAGGAGCCGTTACCTAACGGGTCGCACTCGAAGTATTCAGCTTCAAAATCTTCCTCGGTTTGGTATTCAACATCATCGATCAGGAAGCGGTCATGTGCAAATGCAAGCGGCAACTTCTCCAGCAGGTAATGTGGTAGCGCGGCTACGTATATCGTTGGGTTACGGGTAACGTTCTCCATCAGCTTACGCAGTCTGTTTTGACTATCCTCGTGCACTACCCGCTTACCGCCAGGCGCAGGGTAATCCAGAAATCCTTCAACATGAATAATGTGCTTTATGCCGGTGGTGTAATCGACTTTAAATGCCTCTTCAAAATTGTAGTACTCTAACTTCAGGTAATCATCCGGGAGCGTTTCGGACGTAGTGATAGGTTCGGACGTAGCGGTGTAGTTTGAGAATTGAACGTCTGTTCCTTCCAGCACGAGATAATAATTTCCTGCCGGGTACAATTCCCATGCAGCTGTTACTTCAAAAATCTCGTAAGGCGCAAACTCGTACACGGTTGAAACTGTAGCCTGGAGAACGGTGCCACCCGGCCACGGCTTGTCAATGATCAGTACTGTGAAGCCTTCAGCTTCTCCGGTGCCTGGCAGTATATCCTCAACTACATAGTCACCATTCAGTCCGGCATTTTCGGTTACGGTGATATCAATACCAGCTTCAAAAAAATCAGGCAGACCTGCGTTAAAGAATACCTGTGTCTTACCAGCTCCGGCATCAGCAAACAGAACATTGTTTCTAACATCACTTTTGTTGAGGTAGTCGGTCAGTTTGGTAGCGGCTATCGTAGCAACAAGGGTGTTGGCCTCATTGTAAATTTTTAGCGTGTTATAAGTATAGCTGCTTCTAAATTGAAGCAGTATCGATTCGCTCAGCAGGCTTCTTTGATGATAGATACAACCATCAACACCCGGCTGTTTAAAGTCCTTTAAAAGCCTGTTATCAAAGTTTTGCAGGCCCAATGATTCAATGACAAACCTGTAGCTGCTAACGATAGGTATTTCAATGAAGGCGGCTTTATACTTCAGTACCGTAACGTTAAGCTGATCCGTGCAACCCTCAGCATCTCTTACGCGGATGTCATATACTCCCGGAACAAGGCCATAAAAATTGTTATCTTCTTGCCACACACCACCACCATCCTTGCTGTACTCGATGCTGCCGTGTGTTGATGTGGCAATAACCGAAATAGAACCATCGTCCTGGTACTTGGCCGATTCGTGCGAGATAACAATATCTGTTATCCGTATATCGCATGTCACATCATTGTACAACTCTATAGTCCGGCTGTCAGAACAGTGAGTGAAGTCCTTATACCGAACCTGAACATCATACTCACCGGCTGCTAATCCGGTGAAGTCCGGGCTTGCCTGCCACGCATCTGCATCCAGGCGATATTCAAGTTCAAGCCCAATGGGATCAATGGAGGTGAGTACATGAATTTCACCTTCAGTTCCTCCATCCGCTTTAATCACTTCGATTGTCCCGAGTTCAAGGTCACATCGCACATCGTCAAACCCTACAACAACCGTCTCGGTAACTGTGCAGGGATTATCAACGATTGGAAGGCCGCCCGGCTCAGGCATCAATCTTCTAACACGAATGTTATATGTCCCTGGTGCAAGGCCAGTATAAACCTTTTGAGTGGGAAGATGAGTCGGGCCGCTGGTAAATGGGCCTCCGTTGATGCTGAACGTTAATGTGCCGGAAGCTGGAGGCGGCCCCATCGAACCAATAACAGTGATGCTTCCATTTGTGCTGTCGTTAAAGTCAGCGTTGTTTGGCGTTGCGCTTGCTATCGACACCACGCAGCCGCCAAACGCGGTGCTCGACACGTATGCATATGGTGCAGAGTTTTGAGTTCTGACCTTGTACGTTGTACCGCCACTTGTATGGAGATACAGGTTTTCATTTGAACCTATACCAGGGCTACAGTCGGCCCCAACGGAATGTCCTACAATCGCATGGGTAACATCGTTGTAATCAACCGTTACAAGTTTCCCGATTGAAGCGTTGCAGTATTGTAATGACTGAATGGCCATACTAAACGTTTGCTTTTAAAAGATCGTATTGATTGAGTCCACCGTCACCTTCAGGCACTTGCCGCAGCAAAAAACCCTTCTTCCAATCTTTGTCAGTTTTGCTGAACTCGATGTATCCGTAGGGGTCATCTTCTATTTGTGCGAGTTGTTCAATTGTCGGCTTGTGTTTGAATTTGTAGCCCTCAGCAACCCAAAGCCCAGGTGTAAGCTTGCTGATCAGTATTCGCTTTTCAGAAACAACTTCGGGTTCAGTGGTTAAGCGGCTGGTGAACTCAGTATTACCCTCGCCAACTGACATCACGATTTCCTTGGATGCCTGATGGTATAGTCCGCTCCGGATCAGGGCACCGTTGCGGATAAGGTTCCGCATTGGGCTCAGTTTAGCATTGTAAACCGTACCGGGCGATATTAGATTGTTGAGCTCAGCAAAATCTTGATCACGGTCTGTTACAAGTGTTTCATCATCACGCCTCAGCTGAATGATTATGATATCATTGTCGCGATCATTGTCCTTGGTTGATCCGGCACTGTAAGGGTCGCGCTTTAAGAACTCAATAGTATATCCGCTCGTTACGTGCGGACATCTTAATAAAAGTGTCTTCTTGATCTGCGTGATCGGTAAGGTCGCCTCACGAGGTGTATTGAATTCATCCAGGTTATTGAACTCCTCGTTAGACCACTTGTCTTTATCATAGCCGTAATGCACCTGATTAAACAGATAGTCAGTGGCAACGTATCGCTCAATATTCTTTACAAACGGAAACTGAACAATGCGCTTCTTCTTATAAAAGAAGCTTAACGGTTCAGCAATTACCCGCTGTTTTGAGCCGTCAACAGAAATACCGAATCCTACACCATCAATGGCCATGCACGATTCTGCTATTTCTTTCAGGGACATTTTAGGGCTTGCTCCTTCAGAAGGAAAGCCGCGTACAAGCTGCCCGGTTGTGTACCCTCTGAGTGATCCTGCGCCATCAGCATCATACTCTGTTGGTTCGCTATCGGTGCGGCCATAATAGTCACTGCGGAAACTGTCTGGCTCGTCAGTGATGCTTTCTACAACACGTGCAATGGCTTCATGTTTCAAAAACAAGGGCACCGATGATACTGAGGAGGAAGTAAGCGCAACGCACTCAATGTTAAGTTGAAAGCTCCAAATGGTGGGGAACTCAATATCGGAGTCGCCAGTCCATTCTTTACGCATAAAGAAATACACCTCATCGCCTGGCACGAGGTTGGTATTGAATTCGTCTAAAAACGTTTTGGTTTCGAAAGCCTCATAAAGCTTTTCATCTTCAATTATGTGCTCAGTGTAATTACCCTCAGTTCCGTAAACAAACATCCATTTAACATGTGCATTTCGAGGAGAGTTTGACATCGTTCCGCTAATGTCAAACGACCATTGATATGCGCCAGCTTCCGTAATTTTCTTGATGTACTTCTTTGCATCTACAGGGTCTAAACCGCTGTACTGTGTGGGGTACAATTCATTTTGTTCAATCTCATCAATTTCAGAATCATCAAAGTCAAACATTATATACCGAACTCCGCTGTCAGCGAAGGGTATAGTAACCTGGTCTGGAACAAGCTCTCCGGTGCGCCAGATCTTCTTGATCTCCTTACTGTGCAGATCAACGTTTACCGATTCACTGGTGTACGGAGCGATGGCTTTGCCGCTCTGTGTTTCAAGCCGTTTTAAATCGACTTTAACATCCATGCGGTTCTTAAACTTTTGCACGAACCCCGTTTGCTCAATGTTACACTCAGCAAAGATGTCCGACAGCTTCAGGCTCGTCAGATTAAATCGACCGGTGTAAATTTGATTATACTCTTTGGTGATAGGGTTGCGCTTGGTGACAATCAGATTTAACTCTGCCTCAACGCCATACTCATTGAGAAAGTGTTGTACAAGGTTCTTGCCATCTTTAACGAACTGGAGCTTCGGAGTGTACTCGTAGAAAATTCCGTGAAGAGTAACGTCCCGCACAATGCTACGGTCTGCCGGTTGATTCCAGCCGACAGGATCATGCTTCAGTAACCTGGGTGTCTTAAGATCAGGATGGTATATGTAAAACTTAAACATTATTGGCTTTGATAACGGCTGTTCAAATACTCAGTCCACATATTTCCTTCGTGCTCCATTACCCGCAGGCCATTACGATCAACGGTAACGTTCACTTGCTTCAGCTTCTTAAGGGCTTTCCTGGTCTTGCGCAACTCATCCAGCATTTCCGGGCTGTCTCCACCTTTTGCCTGGTTGTATATCATCGCGTAAGCTGTAGGCACTTTCTGATCAACAATTCTCTTCAGGTCTACCCATTCAAAGGATTCATTCTCAATCATGGGCTTCAGTATGTCGCCAAACTTGCTTGTGCGCGCAGCTGTAACAACTGTTTCACCTCTGCTAAGGCGAGCGTCAATCGAATCGCTTGTGGCTGTACCTGCACCATCGAGGTTGAATACACCATCACGGAACTTGGGAACGTCAGTGGTTTTAGTCTTCGTAATTAAGGATGCAAACAGAACTCCTACCGCTGCAACGAAAGGTATGGCCAACGGGAAGCCAAGTGTTTCAACTGTTTTACCAATAGCCGGACCAAGGCTGATTGCAAGATTGAAGATCGCTTGCTGTCTTGCTATTTGAGCCTGACGTGTTTGTAAATCACGCTGCTTTTTATCAAACTTCTGATTGATCTTGTCCTTTGCTTCTTCATTATCACCAGCGAGTTCGAGTTCACGATTCCGTTTCGCCTCGTTGTAATCCAGCTCACGATCAATAGAGTCCGAGCGCATGTCAAAGATCGCATTCATGGCATCGATCTGTATTTGTCTGGAGAAGTCCAGTGCGTCTTCCTCGTCCCGCTTCTGCTGCTCTAATCGTTTTTCAGTGGCATCCTGTTTCTTTTTCTCGCCATCCTGGAAATGCTTTACATGCTTATCCAGCGTGCTGTTTATTTCCTTAACGGCTTTGTTAGTCTTGCCGGTCGTGTTATTCCACGCCTCATCGAACGCATTTGAAATTAACTGCGCTGTGTCATCTGCCTTGATGTCCTTCAACTTCTTCAGCTCATTGCCGAGTTTCTCCGTTGCTTTGGTAGCACTCTCCGTTCCGGTAAAGTAATCGTTCTGCGTTGTGTTAAAGATTCCAAGCGCAGCCTGGTATTCGTTGAGCCGGTTGGTAACTTCCTTTTGAATGGTTATCCTCTCCTCCTGAATCTCATAAATCTCATGCTCAAGGTTAGCGATATCGCGCTTCCTTTTGGTCTCAGCATCCATACCACCACGCATACCAGATTCCTCGGTATCATGGTAAATGCGCTCACCGTTTTTAATGCGCTCGATCTCCTTACGCGCTTCAACTTCTTTATCAATCAGGTCGAGTACTTCTTCCTGAGTTTCCTTCATCCGCTCTTCAGCGGCCATCAGTGTGATCTTGCGAACGAATTGCTCGTTAACATCTTCCAGCCTTCCCTTCAGCTCTTCGTTGGTAACCTTCTCCGCATTCAGATTCTTCAGAAAGTCAGGATACGTGCGGTTCAGTTCCTCAATCAGATTCTTCCGTGCTTCTTCGCTAACGTTGGTTTGGGTGATTGCCCCAACCAGTACGTTGAGGTGCATCTGCTCAGCCTGGAGCGCGCCTACCTGATCGTTCATCGCTTCGTTGAGCGATCCGAGGGCATTGTTCGCAAGGTCAATCACAGCCCCGATCAAACCACCGGAGCGATCACCCAGCGACTTAACAATCTGATCAAAGTTATCGCCCAGGTTACTCAGCTTGCCTTCCAGTGTACCAGCAATGGCAGCGGTGCTTCCGGATACACCGTTAAGCTGGCCGAGCTGCACCAATAGATTCTTGATTGACTCAGCGTTGTTGTCAACAGTATGCTTCTGTCCCTTAAACATGAGGGTGATCTTGTCACCATCCTTGCTGCCTTTAATGAAGAATTCTTTCAACCGTTCGAACTCTCCATTAACAGCATCGTTTACAGCTTCAACAAACATGTCGAAGCCTTTACCTGCGTTATTGGTAAGATCGAAGAACGCGGTCATCTCATCATTAGTGGGTTTGATGCCGTTGTTGGCGAGCTTCAGGTAGCCGTTGGTAACTTCATCCAAGCTAAAGTTTGTGCGCGCTGCCTGGTTGGCAATGTTAACCAGGGCGTTCATGGCTTGCGAGCGCGAGCCGAATGTGTTCTTAAGCAACGCCTCGTATTTCTGAAACGAGCTCGTGATTCCGATCAGGTGCTTTGAGAATTCGATCAGCTTATCAACAGCAAACAGTGCAACGATTCCAGTGCCCAGGCGTTTAACAGTCCCGTCAAGACCACCCATCGACTGCTTAATCTTGCTGACGTTGTTCGCGCCATCAGTGCCCATTTTCTTCAGGTCACTGGTAATACCTTCAATTTTATCGTCAGCAATACCGGCCTCCTTGCCAAGCTTCTTGAACGCATCAATCAAATGGTTGATGTTCTGCTCAGCAGGTTTGGTGTTGGCCGATACGGGAAATTCAGTTGCCACGTTTCTTCGTTTGCTTCTTTCGTTCTTCAGCTGCTAATCTCCGGGCAGCTTTAATGTTTGTCTCTAACCAAAAATGAAATTGCTCCGTTGTTTTGCACTTTACTTTATCAATCTCGCTCTCCAGCCCTTTGCAATACAGGAACAGGAGCTCATCAAACTCCTTTAATCTTTCAACTCTTCTTTGCCGGAAAGCATCTGCTTGTACAGATTGAGCTTTGCCGCGTTTTCGTTTAAAAATTTCTGGATGTCGCTCGGTAATGAGTCTCCGGAGTTCCTCAAAGTTTCGCGCAACACCCATTCGAAAAAAAAACTCTTATCCTTCATGGCTTTAAAACCGGAGATCTTCCTGTTGTTATAATCCATGTCGTACGTGGCGATATCTTCCGTCTTATCGAAGTACGCAACGCTGGCTACATTGTAAAGACTTTCAACCGATGTGATGTTGTTGATGATGTCTTTAAACATAAAGCACAGCGCGGCCACTCTACCGTTATCTTTATCATCACACGCCTTCAGTATCTTATCGATGATGCTGGTTTGAAGCTGGCGGTCGATACCCATGATCATCTCCTCACGCATGTAGTTGTAATGCACCATGCGGCCTTGCGGCATATCGCTGAGGTTAACAAACTCATAGTATTGAACACCCTCGATCACGAGTCCTGGCACTGGCCGGACCAGCTTGCGGTTGATCTTGTCCAGGGTAATCGGTTCGTACGTCAATCGATATAGAAACGTAGCAAGCTTTAACAGTAGTTTCTTAACCATTGTGCTGCCGTTTAAAGATGATTACGATAATCAAGAGAAGAAGTGCCCACGCTGAAAAGTTTTTATAACCGTTCAACCACCTATGCCAAAGTGGGGCACCCTTCTCAGGATCAAGTACTGTTACTTCAGGACATTCACCTTGTATTTCTACTGGAATGTATTCAGTTGTTTTAACTGTGTCCGGGTCACACTTCGCTTTGTAACGAAGCTTTGATTTTTTACCGAGTGCCTGCTCCAAGGAATCAGACCGCTCTTTCCAGAACATGATTTCTATCTCACCGCTTTCACTTGCATGATAAACCGTGTCATCTTCATCCAATGAGTCAGCTTCCGGAACATCGTTCGTAAGGCTGTCAGCTGGCGGCTTCACCTTCGACTCGTGAGCAATTGTGTCTCGAAGAGTGATCGGCTTCTTAGCGTTAATCTGTACAGCAAACTTCTGCGAACACTTATCCCAGGTAACACAGCTCGAAAGCGTTACCAGGATGATCACGGTAACCGCTGATCTTCCACCGCCTGGAAGGCGTGGGTCTTTAATACCCAGCATGTATAAGCCGGTTGCACCAAGGCCCAGGCCTTCACTGATCAGCATAGTCATGTGCTCCCATCCCTGGGCTTCAATACCCTTATAGATCAACAGGCCTCCGAGGCCGATCAGGGCAAAGCCGACAAGCGAAGTGAGCACTTCTTTAAAAATATTTCTCTTTTCCCACTTGGGACGTTGAACTTTTCTCATTGGGCATAGATGTTTTTGTCGGCCACGCCAATACTGCGTAACCAGGTAGGAACATTAAAGCTTGGACAGTCCTTCTTCGCAAACTGGTTGTGTCCTGCAACCTTGATGCTCGGATACTTCTTGATCATACTGATAACGTATTGCTTCAGTGTCTCCAGCTGATCAGCCGTGCGAGTGTCTTTAGTTTTTAGTTTGCTGTCGGTACCGCCAACGTAAACGATGTGGCGTGTTTTGGAATTGATTCCGGACGCACCGTTAGTTATCTCCCAGGCATCAACAACATCATCGTCATTGTACCGTACCAGGTTAACTAAGCTGCCGCCTAACAGGATCATGTCGGAATAACCGACTTGCTTCCAGCCACGGCCCCTTCTATTGGTTGGTCTGACTTCTTTCGGGAGTTTGTCAAGGCTTGCATAGGTCTTGCCCATGTATTGAAATTGACCGCCAGCTAATGCGAGCGGATCAGTGTGCCATTGACGGATAGTTTCAGGTGTTACTGCTCTGCCTTCAGGCGTAGCTGTACAATGAATACAAAGGATAGATAATTTTGGCATAGGTAATGTTCTGTTTAAAAAACCTCCGGAGGGTGCAAAAAATTTTTACCACCAACAACCACTACGAATAGGAGTAAAACACCTGGATACTCCGGAGGCTTCGGATTCTATTGAATACTCTTATACTTGAAAGTCGGGCTGCAACATTGCTGTCGTCAATTCAGTAACGAGATATGGTAAGTCTTTATGCTTCCACTTAACATTACCCATGAAGAACCGTGTCTTGCCGAATTCCTGATCACCTGAAGGTGCTGCGCTTATTGAACAGATAACCGGTTCAAGGTCGCGGTCGAGCGGTGCAAAAGCTTTGTACTCTTCCGTGATGTAAACAACACCATAGTTCCGGCTTTGATTGATCGTGTTCCAGAACGTCAGGTTAGCGTCAACGCCTTCGTGTTTGAAAGGCATATCGAATAACCAATGTCCGTGACGATCCACGCGGCCACGAAGACCAGGAATAGTTTGCTGGGTACCTGCTGGCATGAAGGCTTCAATGTCTTTTATGACAACGATATCCTTCGCTGTTTTAGCCGTACCGTAGGCATCCGCATCATCAATTGAAGCAAGGTTAAAACCCTTTTTAACAAGCAGTATTCCGCAAATGCCTGAACCTTCGTCAAGGCAATTACCTGCCGGTGTATGAACTGAGGTTGTATCTGTGCAGGGTGCATACGCAACCAGCGCCATTAAGATTAACGCCTTGCTGTTATGACCTGTCAGTAACCATGCACCCATAATTTGAGCGATGGCAATAAACATCAGCACTCCGGAAACCAGCCAATGATTCACCGGGAGTGCCAGACTCACCGCTGTTCCCAGGAACATCGCCAGGAACAGGGTGAGAATTATTTGAACTGGTCTGCTCATCGCTTAAGCTTTAGGAGCTTTAGATTCTTCCTTCAGTTTCGTTTTCAGAGCCTTGATCTCAGTATCTTTTATGGCAAGCTTCGCGGTGAGCTCTTCAGTTGCTTCCTTCACCGCTGATTCAATCGCTTTGTCAGCTTTCTTATCAACAGCCTTCTTCACGTTCGGATTCTCAATCGCGGTGCAAGCTTTCTGGTCGTCCTTCGACAACGCATTGTACTGATCTTCATTTAAGAAGTTACCAGACTCGCTGGCGTAAACGACAGCATCGTTCGGTTGTGACTTGAACACGCCCTTGGCGAGTTCTTTAAGTTCGTTTTCGTTATATTTTTTCACTTTGATTTTTTGAATTTGTTGCGAATCTTTTTTACTCCTTCCGTGAACAAGTATCGCGGTGACAGCAGTTGAGGATTTTCACTTACTCTTTTTCGAACCCACTTCAGGCATGTCGTTATGATAAACCCGGTGAGTGCGCCAATGGCAGTAAGCTTGATGGTCTCGAATTCTTCTCTCAATTGATACTCGTCAATGGCTTTGATAAATCCGAGGCACGTCCCGATGACGGTGCCTACGGATTGATCTGTGTGTCCTGTCTCCACGATTAAGGAACTTGTACTACTGCCACAACACCTGCCTGATCAGCACGCTCACGTGCTGCGCCCATGCGTACCAGAGCGGAGTAAACGTCACCCTGCATCATAGCATCCTGGAGCGTTTCGAAGAACTTAATCTCACCCTTCGCGATGTGCACGAAGTCAAGGTCTACCAGCAAACAAGCATCGTTGTCAGCGGCAGCATCTACTACGCTGCTATCGAATGAATCTTTAGCAACCGGAGGCGAAGCGTTTGTCCAGCGTGGCGCAACATCGATACGGATAATTTCAAACCCGTGTACGCGTGTTAAGTCGCCATCCTTCCAAACAGCACCAAGCGCATCCATTGTATCCTTGTTGGTCAAGGTTGCATCGCTCTTCAACTGGTTGTAGAAGTCTTCAGTCATCAACGCAATCCGCTTACCGCTTTCGCGTTTGGTCTGGTTGTTCATGACTGTTTTACCGGCAGCGATATCAACCGCAAGGGCTTTCTTCCGAGTACCGGTTGCAGTTGTTAAATACACCGCAGTGTCCGCACCGGTGGTGCGCACAATGTTGGCTGTATTCAATCCGGCAAACCAACGATACACCGCGTTGCGCGCTACATCCTGGCCGAGCTTGTTGGTGTGATCACCAAGCACGTCATTGATCTTGTCGTACGACAGTTCAATCGTTTCGGCATCCTTGATGTGCGTTGCATCCGAGCTGATCTCATCCAACACATAAGTGATGTCAGAGTCAGATCGTTTTACAACAGGCACCGGATATTGTGAACGATTGCGTTGCGTACCGACTACGGCCCCAGCTTGCGGGATGTGAACTACCGATGCACCGATGACTCGGCCCGTTCGGTCTTTCGCTCTCAGCAACCATTGATAACCCTTCCAGAGGTTACTTGCAATGAAGTCCTCCCAGGTCTCAATCGTTACAGCCAGTGCCAGGCCTTTTACTTTGCGCGCATCAGGTCTCGCAACCATTGCGATGAAGCGCGCGACACCCACGATAGCAACTACACCTGCGATGGTGTACGCTACTTCAATAGGGTCAGCTTCGGGGTATGCCTGCGTTACAGCAGTTGCCACAAAAAATACCGAAGCGAGGGCAATGAAAAGTTTAAAAAGTGTTTTCACGTTATGAAGGATTTAGTTAGTCAACCTGAACAATTGCGCCAGCTGGATAAAAGACCTTGTTCCGGAGAACGAACTCCTGCGTCTTAGTCTTTCCAGCAACACCTACAATTGCTGGTGCATCAATACCTGTTCCCAGGGTTAGATCATCAGCGTTAGCAGTTGCGGGAACTTTCACGAGCACACGGGCTCCGTCTCTTACACCTTGCTTAAGCGTGAGGTTAAGCGTAGTGTCACCGGTGAGGATTGCGAAGTCCAGGAATGTCATCTGGTTCTTAATCTCCACGTTCTGTGTGGCAGCATAGGCCAACGCTTGTACGTCAGCGTTGCCTGTCGGGTAATCAATGTTTTGCTCTGTCATGGTTACGCTTTTTTAGAGGCTTTAAATGAAGTCATCAATTGATTGAACCGGTCAGGGTTAGAAGCCTTCAGCTGTGCGAGGCCACCTTCTTTGTGGAGCTTGTCGTAAAGCTTCACGCGGTCTGCATCAGTTTCATCCCCTGGAGGAATCACTTTATCAGCTACGCTTTCGTATCCCTTACGAAGCTTCAAGGATTCCTCCATTGCTTTGTAGGATTCTTCACTTGCGCTCGCAAGAGCAATCAAGTGGTCTTTCTCACCGGCAACAATTTTCTTTGCCGCGAGCGCACTCTCAATCATCGTCACTGCATTTTTCTTCAGCGAATTGGTGAGAGCTTCGGTCACTTTATCCTCAGCAGCTTTCTTCTCAGCTGTTAAGCGAGTGATGTCCTGGTCTTTTGCAGATAACTGCGCGGTGATGGCTCTAACTGCGGACTCAACCAATTCATCTGTGGCTGATTCCGTTAGTACCACCAAGCCGGTCGCATTTAATGCAGCGATCGTTTTTTTCATGGTCAACTCTGGTTTATTGTTTAATAAAAAGTTTTCGTTATAAAATGCTGCGATGCGCGTTCTGCCCCAGCTCAGCTCAGCTGCCGATCCATCAGCCTGGATCACTTCATCCACAAGGCCAGCTTGCTTTGCTTCTTCAGCTGTGAACCAATGATCCTTTCCATCTACAAGCCAGTTCTCCATAATCCACTCTTCCGTTTTACCGGTCTTGAGTGCGTAGACTTTTGCGATATCGGCCCGCATCTTCTTCATGGTTTCAACTATCACCTCAAGGTTTTCGATTGAAGTGAAGTCGCCACCGGTTGGGCCGTGAACCATGATGAGCGCATTGCTTACAGCTTTGACTTTAGCACAACCACACATAACAACTGTGGCCATGCTTGCAGCAAGTCCGTCAATGATTGCAGTGGTCTTGGATTTGCATTGCCGCAGGTTGTTATACATCGGCAATCCTTCAAACACATCTCCACCCACGCTGTTAATGCGGATGGTTATGTCTTTGAATTTTTCTTCCTTATCTCGTAGAGAGTTTAAGAAGTCACTTGCCTTGCATTCCCAACCTATGTATCCATAGAGGAAAATCTCTGAAGCTTCTGCGCGGGGTTTCATTAAGCGCAAATGTGCAGAAGACAAACACGCGAAAAAGATTTGTGATTACAGGTTAGAATTTAAACCGTTGTATATACAACTATTGTTCTAACTCAGATTAAAAGAAAGGTTGCACGTCAGTTCTTATGCCACTTTTGCAACATGGCAAGAAAGACCAAAGGCGAAAGTGAAGCTCTGCGCAATCGCGCGTACGAACTTTACATGAGTTGCAACATGACGTACGCGGATATTGCGCACGCGATTGGTGTAGGTAAAGACACGATCAGCGATTGGGGCGGACGTTTCAAATGGAAGGAGAGCAAAGCCGCTAACAGTATCACGCGCGAGAAGAACGTGAGCATGCTGTTGTTACAGATCAACACGCAGCTTGTTGCTATCAGCGAACGGCCAAAGGGTAAGAACTTTCCTACCACACAGGAGCAAGCTTCAATCATGTGGGCCTCCAAGACAATTGAATTGCTCAGCAACAAAACTTCTCTTCCGGATTACTTCAACGTTCAGTCGGAGTTTATCAAGTACCTGCACACTGCAAATCCAACACTTGCAAAGCAAGTCGTTGATTATAATAAAGAATTCCTTCAGGTTAAAACGAGAGAGTTAGCCTAATGAGTACCGCACGCAAGCTTACCCTGGACTTCGATGCGTTAGTCAAACAGATTAAGAGCAGCACACCTGCCGAGGTAAATGAAGATACTGCCGGGAAGAAGGAGCGAATAACCCGGCTGCTCAACGATCCGCTCGCGTTCTGTAAATACTATTTTCCAAAGTGGGCCAGCAGTGAGTTTGCCGACTTCCATCAAGACGCTGTTAATGCCATCCTGAAGCATAAGGAGAAGAAGATGATCGTTGCCTGGGCGATTGCCCGGAACATGAGTAAGACAACGTTCTTTCAAATGATCGCCATCTGGATGAACTGCCGGAAGATCATGGGCATGTCGAAAGGTTACAGCACCGGCATCTGGATGAGCAAGACCTGGGATCAGGCATCGAAGTCCTTGCGCGCGATGCGTTTGCAGTTCGAGTATAACGAGCGTTTAATAAGCGACTTTGGAATATTCAAAACAGTTTCAACGTGGGGCGATGACATGTTTGTTACCAGCCAGGGTATTTCATGGTTCCCGTTAGGTAAAGGCCAAAGCCCACGCGGTGCGAAGAACGAAGAGATACGTCCGGACATTCAAATCTGGGATGACTTCGATGATGACGAGGAGTGCTTGAACGATATCCGGCTGGATAAAAGCTGGCGGTGGATGATGGATGCATTGTTACCAACGCTTGACGTTAGTCAGGAAGCTTTTATAGTTGCATTGAATAACATCATTGCACCGAAGAGCTTGATGACGCGCGTGATGGAGATCGCTGATTACAAAGCGAAGATCAATCTCCTGGACAAAAAAGGTAAGCCGCGCTGGAGCGCACGTCATAAACAATCCGATTGTGATTGGATGATCAAGAAGATAGGAACGCTGGCCGCGCAAAAGGAGTACTTCAATAACCCGATCACGGAGGGTAAAGTGTTTCAAGCCGAGTGGATGCAGTTCAAAAAAATGAACCTCAGCGACTATTCATTCCTGTTGGCATATCTCGATCCATCATTCAAGAATAAAAAGAACTCCGACCATAAGTCGCTTATCCTGGGTGGAGTTAAGAACGCTGAATTTCATGTGCTGAAAGCGTACTGTGCAAAAGCTTCCGTTGAGGAAATGATTGAATGGCACTACGAGGTGGAATCGTTCGTAAAGTCAAAAGGTAAAGTATGCGAGTTCTGGATGGAAGAAGTTTTCCTTCAGGATTTATTATATAAAGATTTTGCAGCTGCTGCACTTCGTAAGGGTTGGCCGATTGGTGTCCAGGGCGACACACGCCAGAAGCCGGATAAGGATGCGCGGATCAGTTCAACATCAGGTCACTTCGAAAGGGCTCAGGTTTATTTTAATGAAGCTGAGAAAGACAATCACCACATGAAGCGATTGATCGAACAGCTGCTATTGTTTCAACCTGGTCATACAGGTATCAAGAAGGATGGGCCGGATGCGTTCGAAGGTTGGCTGTTTAAAGTGATGGAGAAGATCACCACATCACAACCTCAATCGTATGGCCGGAGACCGAAGTCTAAAAACTTATACTAAAATCTTATGGCGTTTTTAACAGATGATGATTACAAATCGCAGATCAAAGATTCAGTTCTTAACACGTTGATCGAAGGGGTCACCGGACTGCGTACAGAAATGGAACAGAAAGCGGAGTCGCAGATGCGCAGCCGCCTCGCTGTTCGGTATGATGTTGCAGGCATCTTTGCTGCAAGCGGCACCAATCGGAATGCCGAGATAATCATGTACTACGTGGACATGGTTCTCTATCATTTGCACAGCCGCATTAATCCTGGTCAGGTGCCGGAACTCCGCAAGGAACGATACACTGATGCGCTCACCTGGCTCGACAAGGTTGCCAGTGGCGACTACCTCGCAGACCTGCCAATGGTTGGAGATGCGAACGGTGACGGGACAGACGACAAAAGCCCGGTTAAATGGGGTGGAATGAAACCCCGCAACCCACACTTCTGATCCACCATGCGCAAACCCGTTAAACACCTGTTAAACATCGCCCACAATCGGGGCTTAGGAAAATTTCAACCAACCCTCCCAGAACGGAGGTCATCGTTTTAAATCAAAAATTTATGGCTAAGTCCAATCGTACCAAAGTAATTGCCGATACTGAGAACGGGATCGTTATCCAGCAGATAACTGTAGCCCAGCTCAACCGCGGCAACCAGGATGTTCAGTCCTGGATACAGGCTGTTAAGTCAGCCGAGAGTTCCCGGATGCCAAACCGGAAAGCTCTTTACAATACGTACCTCGATGTAAGCATTGATCTTCACACCCGGAGCGCAATGGACAAACGGATTCGTGCTGTTAAAACAACACAGTTCGAATGGCAGGAACTTGCCAACGATATCATCCGCGACAATCTCCGTGCACCGTGGTTCAGTGAGCTGTTGGGAATCATTCAATCAAGTATCTTCTATGGCACCACGCTGGCTGAGGTTGCACTTGGTGAAGATGGTTTGATTGGTGACGTGGATATGATCCCGCGCCAGAACGTTAAACCGGAGAAGGGTATCATCAGCCTTGACGGTTATAGCGATGATGGTATCCGGTACCGCGAAGGGCAGTACGTGAATTACATTCTTCAGATCGGCAAGCAGCATGAGCTTGGCTTGCTGGCCAACATCGCACCGTATGTTTTAATGAAGCGGTCTAACCTTGCAGACTTCGCGCGCTACAATGAAATGTTCGGCATGCCATTGCGCGTGTATGAATACGATCCGCTAAAAGCGGGATCCCGCGAAGAGGTTGAGAAGCAAGCGGCAACATACGGAAGTGCAGCATACATTGTATTGCCTAAAGGTTATGGTACCGTAGCGTTCCATGATTCAGTAAAACAGTCCACGGCTTATGCTTACGACAAGTTCCATGAGATCATGAACAACGAGATTACCATTGGTATCCTGGGCCAGCTGCTCACCACTGGCGGTGAGGGCGGTGGAAGTTATCAATTGGGTATGGTGCATAAAGCAGTTGAGGGCGCAATCAATCTCGAAGACCGGTTGCGTGCTGAGTACATCATCAACTATCCTTTCAAGCGGAACATTCTTATACCGCACGGTTATCCATTGGAAGGAATTAACGGAGCATTTAAAACAGCCGATGAAGTGTCGAAGGAGAAGAAGCTTGATATCTGGATCAAGCTGTACCAGTCCGGTGCACCAATCGCTGAAGAAGATTTCTATAAGGAATTTGGGATCGAGCCTCCAGGCAGCAGGATAGTGGTTGCGCGCGAAAGCGTCCCAACCCTTCCTGATCCCAACAATCCGGATGATGAAGAGGAAGTGATTGAAAAGGAAAAGAAGCCTGCTGGAGGGAAGGCAAAAAAAAAGTCGTTAAGCGCAGTTAACACCGAGAAGCTTGTTAAGCTGCGCGCGTATTATCATACGCATCACCCGGCAAAAAGATTGCGGGGTGCAGTTACACTCTCCTACCAGGACGAGCTGAAGCAGATCATCGACAGCATCATTAACCGGTTGCACACCGGTGAGCTGAAGCCAGGCGATGTTGATCTTGATCTGTACGAGCTCACAGCCGAGCAACTGTATGAAGCGGTTGAACGTGGCTATGGTGTAACGCTGGAGAGCAACCTGGGCAGTGAAGTTGAAATGTTAAAAGCATTGCGCGAGAACGTGTACCGCTTCAGCGGATGCAAGACGTACAACTTTATCCTGGATGCAAACAAGCTGCTCGTAACCGATGATGGTAAGCTTAAATCATTCGCTGATTTCAGGAAGGATATTCTTTCACTGAATAAAGAATACAACGTTGATCACCTTCGCACAGAGTACAACCATGCCGTGGTTACAAGTCAGATGGCGGGTAAGTGGCAGGAGTTTGAAGAGGACAAGAATACATTCCCATTGCTTCAGTACGTGACAGTAGGTGATAGCCGTGTCCGTGCTTCGCATGCTTCCCTGGACGGGATCATCAGACCTGTTGATGATCCGTTCTGGGATACCTTCCTGCCGCCAAACGAATGGAACTGTCGCTGCACGGTGAAGCGATTGACTGACGGTGAGATCAGCAAGGTTGAACACGACAAGCTTCCACAGTTGAAGGGCGACTTCAAAACTAATTGGGGCAAGCAGCGCGTTGTCTTCCCGAAAGATCATCCGCAGTTTGATGTTCGACCTGAAGACCAGGACAAAGCTGACAAGAACTTTGACCTTCCACTTCCTGAGTAATGGCACACTGGACTGAAACGGTGAAGAAGCTTGAACGCCTGAAGAGTAATCTTGAATTGATTGCTGCTACCGAGATGGTGAATGATTCACTTGATAACATCCGGGCTGAAAGTTATGAAGGTAAGAAGTGGAAGAAGCGCAAGGCCGGAGCTCCACGCAATGAAGGTCGCGGCTTACTGGTTGATACCGGAGCTGGTCGCAGATCTATTAGTGCGAAGAAGACCGCACCAGGTAAAGCATCGCTTACAGCAAACGATTATATGCAAGCACACAATGAAGGTGTGCAGAAGAACGTGAGCGTGCGCGCACACTCGCGCACGCGTAAGGGAAGAACATCGAATGTTAAAACATTCACGCGCGATATGAATCTTCCGGAGAGACGCTTCAGCGGTAAAGGTAAGAAGCTGATCAAGCGCATCGAGAAAGTTATTGCCAACCAAATTGTTAAAGCCTGTTCATAATGGAAACTACTATTTACTTAAACGCGATTGCTCGCTTGAAGAGTGCCGAAGCAACTGCCGCATTCACCACCGCTGTGCAACCAGCGCCAGTACGCTTCGCCTGGTACGAGGGCCAGCCTGAAGAAACGTTGAGCGATGATAATAAAACTTATCCGTTCAATTGCCCGGCAATCTTCTTTGAGTTCCAGGAGTCAACGTATGAACGCGGCAATGGACTTACACAGAAAGGTGAAGGCAAGCTGATCGTACATGTGACACAGCTGAAGAACGTTGATGGTGTTGATGGCGCGGAAACAAGTGCCGAGTTCATCAAACTTGCACAGTATGCTGATCTGATCGTTGACGTGCTGAGCGGTTACCCGATGGAGTGCAGTGCAAAGCTGTTCATGACCAACGTTCTGAAAGATCATTCTAACAGGGCTTTAATGGTTGATAAAATTACGTTCCAATGGAACGCCACGCGCAGGAGGGCGTTGATACCATAGGGCAGCACGGGCCTGTTATGAGTACCATTTTTTAACCTTCTAATTGAATCTAAGCAATGCAATTAAAATCACGAATGAAGACCCCCATCACGTACTATGGGGGCAAGCAGCACATGCTGCAACACATCCTGCCATTGATACCGGAGCATCATATCTACACCGAAGCTTTTTTTGGTGGTGGTGCTGTCTTCTTTGGTAAGGAGCCGGTACCGGTAGAGATAATCAACGACATGAACGGTGAAGTGATCAACTTCTATCGCGTGCTACAGATGGACTTCTGGAAGCTGAACCAAATGATCCAGGCAACGCTGCACAGCCGCGAGCTGTACTACGATGCACAGATCGTTTACAACAGTCCGCATCTGTTCGATAGCATCAAGCGCGCCTGGGCTTTCTGGATACTTACCAACCAGGGCTTCAGCAGCAAGATCGGCAGCTGGGGTTATGACAAGCAAGGCGCATCGATGGTGAAGCGTTTAACAACGAAGAAGGAAGACATGCTGATTGCCATGCGCACACGGTTGGAGTACGTTGCCATTGAATGCAACGATGCGCTGAAAGTAATCGAGAGCCGCGATGATCCGCAAGCGTTCCATTACGTTGACCCGCCATACATCGGCAGTAACATGGGCCACTACAGCGGCTACACACGCGATAACTATAGCGCGCTCTTATCATTATTATCGCGCGTGCAAGGCAAGTTCTTACAGAGCAGCTACTGGAGTGATCTGCTGGAAGAAGCTGTGCGCGTGAACAACTGGCATGTGCAAACCTTTGATAAGCCGGTGAGCGTTGGCACGAAGAAGCAGAAGCGTAAGGTTGAAGTGCTGGTTGCGAACTATCCGCTGGCCGCATAATAAGCCAGGCGGGTTGTTCAGGTTGCTTAGACTCAAAACACAAACACCATCCGAAGAAGGCGAACCCGCACTGGCTATGCCAATGACAGTTTTACTTTCGTGAATGGTGTTCGTAATTGAATCTAAGCGAAGCAAAGGTAAATAAAAAAGCCGGAGGTTAATCCGGCTTTTTGTTTAAAAGGATATCCCTCGTTGATGAGGTGGTCGAAATTTGCATCGCCAAGGTTTTGTACTTATTACATCCCAGTAAATCATGCACTGTTTGGAAAGTTCACGGGCAAGAAGTTGCGCGCCTTCATTGACTGGAATAAACCAGTCGTCTTTTATTTTGAAATGTGGCTTCTCTATAAGCATATCATTCACATTTATCACAGCTGCTCACTGCTTTCCATTCGTGATCGGAGTAGTAACTCCAGCTGGCGGTCCCGCCAATGGCTACGTTGCTGCCAGCGTTGTATTGCTCAAGCGTACAGCAGCGAATAAATACACGGTCAACTCCACCGTCCGGGATGCCTGTCATGCAACCGAGGTCGGATCGTTCGGGGCTGTCCTGGTCAGCGCAGCTCACAGCCAGCGTGAAGATCAGTAGTAGTGTTGTTAGAGTTTTCATGATACTAAGTTAAGATTTTACAACTACAAATTTCATCCGCTCTTTATCGAGCTTCCAATCGATACTTCCGTTACCGCTCCGGTATATCTCTTCTTTATGCAAGCGATTACGTTCTGCTCTTATCCATTTGTCTTTAAGACAAGTCTCGCATGGCATCATCGGAAACACCTTTGCCTCGAAAGCTCCGTTACAATTTAAACATCTGTAATACATGAGCTTCTTATTACCATAGTTCTTACCGAATATCTCCTGCGCGCGTGTCGGCTTTACTTTCTTTACTTCTTTCGCTGGTTTGTTTTTATCAAAAATTGATCCGTCTGATTTCATAGTTTAATAATTAAGGGTAACTGACTCAAGTGCATTCTCTAACTCTTCGTAGGTGGTTGCGATATCATCGAAGACTTTATACATCAACTCGGGTTCTTCCCGTTGAGGCATGTATGCAATAACCTTCTTACCTGCACCCGCCATCCAGCCAGCTTCCGTGTGAGCTGAGCGACCGCAGGGCAAAACCATCACACAGCAATCAGCCCACTTCATTGCATTGAAGTCGCTGTTGAATCCTTTCTCACTGATCGGATGTTTCAATGCCTTGATGTATTGTTCCGGTGTCCACTCTCTCCAGTTCTTATCGAGGTGTGCCCAACTGAAGCCGGTACCGCCTGGAGGGTTCTTGAAGTCGTAGACTTCATGGCCTAACGCGCGCAGCATGATTACGACCGCGTCTTGTATGGAGTTTCTCCAGGAACTTGCAACGTAGATTTTCATAAGGGGCTATGGTTTTTTAAGTGTGATATAAACAACATTGAACACCATCGTCCACAGTATCCAGTACACGAAGAAGTCCGTCCAGCAGGTAGCGATTGCACCGCAGATGGCTTTGATCATGATCCACTGTGTGAGGTGATAGCCATCGGTGACAAACACAAGGGCGGTCGCACTCAGCGGGAATCGTTCCTTGTATTTGATCTTGAACAACCGATAGTACCAGTTATCCGGAGCGGCCAGGATCACGGCACGTTCAGAGGCGTACGGCCTGATGTGGTCGTACTTTCTAACCCAGCTTTCAGTTCCCCAGAACGAGTAAGGTTTTCTAACCCGGTTCTGAAACGTGTAGTGCGAGCAAACCGCCCAGCATGCAGCCGCGATGCCAAGCAGTATAATGTCGATGAATACCTTTTCCATATTACTTGTTGTTTCGGAATAGGTACGCCATCAATAAATAGAACGCCACGAAGCTCACTGACATCATCAGCGGCACCGGGTTAAACGCATTATCCTGGATGCTCCAAACAGTTGTCCAGATGATCGAGAAGAACACTGCGAAATAGGTCAGCAGCTTAAAGCCGGGCTGATCCCATTGTTGGTTAAGAAACTTTTTCATTGTTGTTTGATTTATGGTTTAGTGAAGGAAATGCAGGTGTGTTGATCATGAAGCGGAGGACGTTCGCTCCAAGCATTATTGCGTGATCGTTTATCTCTTCATAGAAAGTACCGTCTCCCACGTAGTTCAGCACCGAATTGGATAAACGTCCGGCAGCTGTGCTAACTAGTAGTGCGGCTTTCGGAAAGTTTTGCGCTTTCGATTTCGGATGATATCCTTTGTAGATCGGGAACGTAGGCTCCTGATCATCATCGTGGCTGAGCTGAAGCGCGATAGCGATCAGGCTTTGTTTTATCTCCGGCATCAGGTTCTTGAAGCAGAGGTTCAATTCTTCGTCTGTTAATTGTTTCATATAAGTGGTAATTGTTTAGTCCATCCCATGTCGGTCTTTACAAAGCCGAGTGTGCGCAGGTGAGCCCAGTAATCCTGAAGCTTGCCGCTATCCTGGCTGATTGTTTTCTCATACTCGCGGTCGTACACATCCGGGAATCTTTTCTTTACCGGTGTGCCATTGGTTGAGAGGTCGCGGATCACATTGAAGTGCCGCACGTAATCGCTCATGCACTTGGTGCCGGTGAGCGGATAGGCATAGTTTGTGAAGTAGGTGTTTAACAGCGGCTCGCTGATCGTTACGTGCGCGAGGTTCGCTTTGTCTGTTTTGCTTGCGCGATACGCTACACCTTTATGCTTCTTATAAATCAAACAGAACTGTGCAGCCTTTTCCTGTACGGTCTTCGGCTTCAGTTCCTGGTATTGAAATCCTGATTGTAAAAATGAACCGAGCGTAAGCGGAGCGGTTGGTTGCTCCAGCTCGTTAATAATTTGCGTGATGCTCTTCTCTTCCTGTATCGCATACACCGCGCCCTTCACTCCGGGCTTTGTGAACTTAAAAGTTATTGCCATTGCTGATGTCGTTAATGATTGCCTGAATTGTTTCGGCTTCGGTTATCCATCGATAGTACTTGCGCTTGCCGCTGATCTTCCTCCGGCCCTGCACAATGCACACACGCGCGCGCGACCTGTAGCCGTCACGCTGACGTTGTAGGATGATGATAACCCGGAGCCATGCGGTTGCTTCCATTACTTTGCTTTGATGAATGATAGAATGATTTTATCAAGACGGTCGGTGAATGAAGACGGGTAATCATTCACGGTATACTCTACACCATCATCTTCCGTTTGCACTATCCGGTTGGGCCTTGCGAATGTCTCATTGTGATATCGCTTGGATACATGTTCGCCAACCAGCTGGAGAACTGCATTCGATCTGGCAAGACCGAGCTTCTTGAATCGTTCGTAAACCGTTGCCATGATTACTGGAGTTGAAGCTGCTGGCCAACGCCTGGTTCTTTCTTCCAGATCACGAATTCCTTGCCGCCTCCGAAACGACCTACAGCTTTAGCGCGGAAGTTTTTAACGTTAACCACAACATCAACCATGTACTGGATGTCCTGGGCGAACTTGCCGGATGGCTTACCTGCTTTCTCCCAGCATACCAGGATGAAGCTTTTGTGTGGGAACGTAGTGGTGAGCTTCTTCCACTGCAAGCTTGTAAGGTTGATGTAATCGCGTGAATCGATTACAACAAACCGTCCGCTGTTAGGTCGTGCAAGCTTCTCCATCATGTGGCTGAAGAAGTAGCGGTCGCCCAGCATGAACTTGCCTTCTTCCAGCTCACCCATGTTCACGCGATTGAACGCATCCTGTATGGTAGAGCTGTCGCCTTCTTCGATACTGTTGTACCAAACCTTCCCGAACCGAGTCAGGTATTTGCAGAACATCATCAGCAACGTTGTCTTGCCATTCTTTGGATGGCCGAACACAAGCATGGTGAATGGATCAGAAAGGTGACCGAACAATGCAAGCCACTCGCCTTCGATGCCGAGTCGCTTAAAAACCTTATTTAAAATGTGATGTACTCCGAAAGTCCGTGGCATAGGATTTTGATTTGAAGTGGTTAGTTGATTTTGCGCGCGCCTCCAATGAAGAAGGTCAGCTTTGTCCGCAGCTGCTCGCGTGCGTGCTGCTTACTGTTGGCATCAATAAGCATGGGGAAGGACGTAACGTGTCCGATCACTTGCGGATGATCAACGCTAATCCATACCTCGTAACTGTTCGGGAAGATTTCGCGCTTCGGTTTGTTGGGCTTGAATTTATTGCTTGCCCAGGTGAAGAATCTTTTTATCATAAGTGGAAGTTTTCTTGCATTGCGGTCTTGTACTGAATAGAAGCTTGCGATAAATCAACAGGCTCTTTGTCCGCACGCTTAATGATTTGATAAATAGTGGATGTTTGAATGAAGTAGTTCTGTTCAAAAAATAGATATACCAGAGGTTCCTGGTACCGCGCGCGGAGCTTGCTGAAGAGGTCGCGGATTTCCCGCTGACGATGCTTGGCAATAGCAAGCCCGCGCTCGGATGGATTGGATTGGTAGGGTCTGTGTTTCTTCATTGTTTAAATGCGCTTTAAATAGTCCTTGTACACCTGCTCGAATTGAGTCACGGCTTTGACAAGTTCATCGTGTGTCATGTCGTTCATTTCTTTGCGCACCTGACTTTTCTCGCTCAGCAGCCATGCGTTTACATGCTTCATGCAAACCTCCCAGCGTTTCATCCGCATCTCCTGTTGTGTTTTGGGTGAATCGTACCGCATGTCGTAGCCAAGTGCCAGCAGCTTGCGCCTCATGATCACCATCTTCTCAGCGTACAGGCGTTTAACTTCCTGCTGGGTGAGCTTTTTAGGTTGCCCCTCTCCAGTTGAGAGGGGCTGATTGTTGCTAAGCTGTTGGTTCATCGTTTGCTGGCTTTTCTTCCTTCTCCTCTTTCACAGGCTCATCTTCCGTTAGCGGCACGATGGTGAACCGCGTAACCTTTCTGTCCGTTGCCATGTCATCCGGATAACCAGGAGCGCGATAGCCGAATCCCTGCTCATCCTTTTTAATGCACCGCACACGCACAGCGTCTTCCGTTCCATCAACTGCAACCTCAATGATGTTCGGTGTCTTTTCGATGCCGAGCTTCTTTGAAAGAATGTGCATGATCTTACCGGCCTGGAGCAAGTCGAACGTTGTTCTGTCGACAAGGATTTTCAAATCGGGCGTTGCTCCAATCGCCTCGGTTCTTTTGCTTTGACTTTTTGCCATTGTTAATGGGTTTTAATTAAGCGTCAACGAGAACTTCTTCTTTAGTCTTCACGGTGATGGTCTCGTCTTGCACCACTGTGATACCAATCTTATTGAGCTTCGCCATAACACGTTCGTCATCGCGCATCCCAATGATTGCGTCTTTATTAACCTCATCCTTCCTGCGAACGAAGGCCGGTAACTTCTCTTTCAGAATTTCAATTGCTTCGTTCCACGATAAGCTTCTGATCTTATCCACACGCGGGGTAGCTGTGCGCAGGATTAAGAAGCCGTGTTGCAGATCGACAGTCTTGCCGTCAACGAACAACTGCTTTGAATTGAACTCAGCGTATTTGATCAGCTTTTCGCTGGCCTCGTTGGCATCGCCCTGGAGCTGAGTGATCGTATCCTTATGCCGGTCAACTATTGCCTGTTTGGCCAGTTCAATGTCAGCCTCGATTTGCTTGAGCTTGCTGGTAGCTTCCGCGTACTGGCGCATAACCGAAACAGCCTCTTCGGGTTTGATGAGCTCTACTACTTTCTTTTTGGTTTTCATGGTTCTTTAAAATTTGTTTTAGTTGTTCTCTGATTATTCTAAGCTTCCTGATCTCCCTTATCCTATTCACCGCATCGCGCATCCGGGAGAAGCAGAGCCGTTCGCGGTTGAAGTAGATCAGCTTCGCAGGTCGGTTAACCTTCATCTGCCACATCAATTCCTGGTTAAGCTTATGCCGGGTGATGATCTCCCTGCTTATACCGCGGATGCTCTCTTTTAAAACATCTCGGTTCATCGCAGTACAGCAATGCCTTTGATTAACAGGTGATAGTCGCAGTGCACCGATGTTCCGTTCATCACCGGGTTGTCCAGGGTAATGCGATGGAAGTGATCGTACACCGTTGCGTACATGGCTGGGTCGCACTTCCGGTAATGCAACAGGAAAGCTTTGTCCGCATTCAGCCAGGTCTTTTTCCAGAAGCCCCAAAACTCTTTCAGCTTGGGCAGCTGCTGGACGGCCATCGCATCGTTACCGGTGATGAGCTCCAGCCATTGCAGGGCCGACTCAAAGAAGCGTTCCTCCTGATCATCCAGGCTGATGCGCGTGAGCTGCGCAACAAGGCTGCGGGTGTAGATCATTTCCTTTGTGAATTGTTCAGCGCGTGTCATGATAATCTGCGGTGTAGTTCCATTAAAATATTTCCGATTTCAGGATTGTTATTTGGTAGCGCGAAATGGGTCATGCATAATTCCCAATAAACATGAGCTTCAACCCTCGTGAGGATTAACTTAATTGTTCCTTTACGCCACGGAAGAGAGCGTTGATACCGCATGAGCACTTCATTAATTGCGTAGTAGTAAATACTTTCTGCGTTGTTATCTGTTGTCACCTTTTTATTGTCACGCAGACATTCGTACAGGCCATTAACAAACCATTCAAGCTGCTGCTTGAATAATGGCTTAACCGATTCGCTCAACGTTATACTGAACTTTCCCGCCTTTGTAAGTTTCACTACCTCCTTCATGGCTTCAGCTTTAAAAGTTCACCATCTATTACCGCGATCTTAGACTTAGCCTGGTTGATCAGGCTGTCGCATTCGATCACGTCCCACGCATCGAGGGTATCTTCCTTTTCAGCCTCCAGCTTGGAGATACGCTCAGTCAATTCCGTGCGGTGCATTTGCTTCAGCACGTACTGATCTTCCTTCAGCGCGGCAAGCTTCTCCCTGTACGCGCGGGTCTGGTCGTGATACTGGCCGATCATTTCCGGATGCTGCGCGCCTTGCTGCATGTCGCCAAGCTTCTCAAGCTCGCGCTCCACGGCAACGATCTGCTGAATGTTCAGGCCGATCTTGTCGGCTGTGGTTTGTTGCGTGGCTACCATACGAGTATTGCGATTACGATTAGCAGAATGAGGATCGTAAACAACAGGCATCCATCGAGCCTGTTGTTTTTAATGGTGATAGGGCTGATGTTCTTTTTCATAAGCGTTGCAAACGTTTAATGAGATAGATCGCTTTGAGTTCATCAGGCGGCAATGCGGTCAGAGCGTTAACCATCAGGTTTCGCTCATCTTGAGTGATGGTAATCTTCGCTTTGGGTTCATTCCTGTGAGAGGATTCAGCAAACGACACACATCTTTTAGCATTACCCATTGGAGGCCTCCTTTCTTACGAGTTTATCTCGCTTCATGTATCGGAACTCTTCACAGCAGTCACAGTCACAACACCGGGCCAACATGCGGACAAACACGGCATGACCGCCATCATCCTTAACAACCTTCGCGGGATAGTCTTGACTGCATCCCACATTGTATGAGCCTGGCACAATAACCTCTTCGTTGAATTTGAATTGGGTCTCAGCCATTGGAGGCCTCCTTTCCATTCGCATGCTTAGCAACCACAGCCATAATGGAAGCCATCTCAGGCGCGCCTTTCTTATAGCTGTTCCAGCAAGCTTCTGCCAGTGAATTCGGCATGCCCTGGCAGTGCCAGGTCTTAGTTACCAGGAGACATTCGCTCAACGCTTGCTTCAGTTCTTCAACCTGTTCCGTGCGTGTATCGAGTGCAACCATGATCCATCGTATTGAACACAGTGCTTGAAGTACATCGTCAGCTATTTTAAGAGCAGCTTCAGTGGCCGCGTCACGATCTGGCTTGTTTCTTAAAACTTCTACCGCTCCGAATTGAGCGTTTATGAGTTCTGTGATTTGAATTGCGGAAGCGTCCATTATGCAGCGATGTCTAAAAGTTGAACACACTCTTCACCGGTGATCTTCTTACCGTTGGCTTCCTGGTATTCTTTAATGTCGGCCACGTACTGGCTGAGCATATCGAGGTCGCGCACTGTTCTGGCCAGCACGCTCTGCGTTCCTTTGTTGGTAATCTTCTCATGCTCGCATACCGCAACGATCTCGCCTTGTGACAGCGTTGGTATGTTCACCTGGTTGCCGTGGAATCTTCTGCGCAGCTGGGGGAAGCCAGGCTTGTGTCGGCCCGCGAGGTTGTCCAGCTTCATGATCAAGTCCATTCCGGAGATCATGAACCCGCACTTGTTGTGCGTGAAGTCGCTGATATCTTTCAGCACAGCATATACGCCAGCCTTCACAACTTCCACTTCATCGATAATGATCAGGTAACCTTTGCGGTTGGTTACAATCTTCCGGATGGTTTCAAGCTTGGCATGGTTACCGCGAATAACTTCATGCACTCCCAGCCGTTCCAGGATTGCATCGAGCAAACCCTTCGCGCTCATGTTCTGCGTACACTTCACGTACACCACGTAATCATTTTCCACCGCGTAATGCTCCAGGCCAAACGTTTTACCCTGGCCGGTGTATCCGTCTACGATCATGCGGATCGCTTTCTTCTGTGCCTTCCTGCACGTACGCTGGATAAGCTTGAAGCTGTTGATAAACGACCAGTGCAGCTGGCCATCAAAGCGAATACCGAGTGCGTCCGCCAGACGGTGATAGACTGCATCGCTGATGGTTGCACTTCTTCCACCTTGTAACTCGTACTCGTACTGACCGGCTTTGATCTTACTGATGTAGGCATTGCTTACACTCGCCTTCTCAGCAAGCTTGTTGCCTGAGCGTGCGGGGTTCTTGTCGTCAATCCATTGTCTGACGGCTTCTGTGATTGCGTGTTTGTGTTCGATTGTTAGCATAGGATTTATATTTAATTGTTTAGTCAACTGGAAGTGGCGCATCGTACTGATCACCGTAGCGGTCCAGCTTGGGCAGATCGGTGCGCGGTTTGCCGGAAGGTGTCGGTGTATTTTTGATTGAGTACTCATCGCCCTGGATAAGCATGTCCAGGCGTTGGGCTTTGGCATCAATCAGTACTTCTTTGTCAAAGGCGTTTGCTGTGATCGCTTCGGTGTACGTTCCGTTGCGTTTGGTTTTCTCGATGAGTTTAGTGAAGTCCTGTTGAACGATTGCGCGTTGCGCCTTCTTCGTGTTCATGCGTTCGGTAAGCTTCGCGCGCGTACCTTCTTTGTAATCGGCAATCGCCATCGGCATGAGTTCCTTCGGTGTTAAGCTCAGGTGCGAGCCGAGCCATTGCATGGGGGCACCGTTTTGGTAAAGCATTAAGCGGTCGGGCTGGCCGTCAACCCATCGCTCCGGATTACCCTCGTAACGCACCGTAAACTTCTGGCCGATGTATAACCTCCGGAAGTTTGCATCTTCGAAATCATACGTGCGAAGCTTGCCACCAATGGTTAACTCAATGCCGCGGTTGGTGAATTCGTATTGCTGCGGGATGAAGGTGTTGACAAGTTTAAGCTTGCCTTCTTCGTAGGTGCGAATCTTCTTGTGCTCACCCGGCAGGTGCCAGAATGCTTCAACGTCAATGATGTTGCTGAACTCGCGCTGCTTGTGCTTGGTCGCTTCAATGCTTTTTCTGTAGGTAGCAATCGGTGAAAGGCCGCCCAGGAATTTGCGCGGTGAATTGTTCCAGATGGTGAGGTCTTCAATGGCTTGCTTCAGTGCGTTCTCAGCAGCAGGTAGTTCGTGGCTCTTAACCATGCGCGCGAGGGCTTCGCGGTTGGGCCGGTTGTTAATCGATACGGCAAACGGGTTGGCGGTGTAGCCTGGGCGAAACTTCTGCACGTCCTGGTTAAACAGGTGGAAGAAGTTTTCAATGATCTTGCTCCGTGCATTTCCGGCTGTTGCTGGGAATGCAACAACGCTGATCTTGTGAATGGCTTCCTGTGCGCGGAAGCTTTGAATCGCGCTGCTGTTATCGTACAGGATTTGATGCGGCAGGTATCCGCTCACCCAACAAGCCGAGCGAAGCGCGCCAAGCACAGCTTCGGTGTTTTCAGTTTCACTCAGCCAGAAACCAACCACGCACCAGCTGTGCGCATCGAGTATCGGGAATATGTTAAAGCGGAAGTAACGGCCTTTATCTCCATGCATGAAGTAACGGTGCGATGGTGTGCCATCGATCACCCACAATGCGTTCGCAAACGTTGGGCGTTCGCGTTGTGTAACCGGTTCGAATACGTTGCGGTATTCCTGGTACCCGTGCCGGGCTTCATACCACAACTGGCGAATGGCTGGCTTGCTCAGGTACGCGCGTACTGCGCTGTCGCTGATCAGTACCTCGCTGCCCCAGTGACCAAGGCTAACCATTTCAGTTGCCTTGCGCGTATAGATCGACCATACTTGTTCGAAGTTTGGCTTCGCGTTCGCATCGCTGTAAAGCTGAACGAGTAACGCTTGTTGTTCGAGGCCGATCTTTGCAGCATTGTCGTTGCCGGTTTTCTTGCTCGCTAATGAATCGCACGCTTGTGCGAGTGTAGCTTTACCTTTTACAAACTGTTGAAAGGGTTTTAAACGCTTGCGCAATCCGAGCAGTGAAGTGCATTTCCATGAATGCCAGTTGCGCTGCTTCGCCACATCTCCCATAAGTCGAATCGCAGCAATACAAAACTCATCCTTCGAAGCAAAGCCGATGGCTTTCACCGCGGTTGGCTTGGTTGAAGCTATGGCAATAAACCACGAGGCCTGCTCGGCTTTTTCTTTTGCTCGCTTCGAAGTTGATGGTTGTGTGAGGAAGTAATTGTATGCTTCAGTGCTGAAGCTGATAAGGCGGGTGAGCTGAGTTTCGTTTACCTGTTTCAACAGGTCGATCTCAGCTGGAATGTTTTTTACAATCCGGGTTTGTTCCGGAATGGAACGGTACGCGATCAGAACTTTGCGCGCGTCCGTGGGGTCTTGAATATTCGTGTAGTTGTCCGACTCTCCCTGGCGATTTTCACGGCAGACCTTCTTCAGGTAATCCTGCGTGAACGACCATTGCATCAGGTCGGTAAAGGACAGGTACAATATGTCGTTGAGTATTACCATTTGCCGAGGGGACAGTGGGCATTGATTGCGCGCGTCTTCGCTTCCATATCACAGGTGCATCGGCAGCAATGTTTGCTGTCGCTCAGGCATGGCTTGCCATCCTTTGTGCAGTCGCCACAAATCTTCAAGCGCATCGCAGCAAGCGTCTCGACTTGGTTATCTGCGAGTACGGTTTTACTGATGGCTTTATAGAAGTGGCCTTCTATAATCTGGGGGATGTTGCTCATACAGTAGCGCGTTGGTTCCTTCGTTGAGCCTTGAGTTTGAGCTTCTCTTTCGCTGTGAGGTAATCACTGAAAGCTTTTTGGATTCCGTGGTGATCGGTACGGTTGCCCTTGATCACTTCCCGAACCAGGCTTGCGCCTATTCCGGTCAGCCGTGCGACCGTGGTGAAGTCACCTTTTTCAGCCGCTGCTTTGATTTGTTTCAATGTTTTCACCTTATTTGTGTAGTTATCTACACAAACATAAGCAAATAGTTTATACTTTAGCAAATCGTTGACAGCAAATAATTGATGAAATCCACTACACCTACCTTTGAGCAATCGAGGGAAACCGCGCGGTTTCTGAAGGTGTATAATGAGCTGATTTCAGCGAAGACCGTAAAAAATCAAGCGGAATTCGCCAAGGCAATGGATGAGGCACCACAGTCATTCAGTCAAATTCTGAACGGCAAAAGGAACATCACTGTGCAGTTCATCAGCAAATTGTTTACGAAGTATTTAGTAAGCCCGATCTACATTCATTCCGGGCGTGGCGAGTGGAAATTCAGCGGCAATTCGGATATGCTTTTGGCTGAGCCGGAGACCACTTATAGCAACAAAGACCTTGATATTATGAGGGCCGAGAACAAGGGTCTACACGAGACGCTGAAATACTTGAAGGAGAATAAAGAGACGCTGGAAAAGTATGTCAAGATTTTGGAAGAGCAGATCGCTAACCAGAAGATGCAGTTGCAGGAATCGGGAAAAGTTAAGAATACAGACGGTTAATCTCGTCCTCTGACACATTAACGCCTTCTTTCTGGAGGAAGGCAATCAGAATCTCAGCCTGCATGTTAATCGTATCAATCTCTAAAAACTTGTTGTAATCCGTGGACTTATTCATCACATCGTTGATCTCCTTTGCCGGCTTGCTGCTGGCTTTCAGAAATACGAGAAGTTTCTTGGGATCGATACCGATGCTCTCCAGCTGTGAGGTCAGCTGGGCTTTCGATGTTTTGAGGGTTGAATCCTGTTCCATACTTCGGGGTCATTTCAAATATAACTCTTTTGCTTATAAAAGCGTTCAGATCGTTAACTTTTTGCTGACAAACCGCTGGAAATTTCCTCCTCAACACATAGATTTGATAAACTAAAAACACACCCTCACAATGGAAAACTTTAACCCCAACGCGGGAGGCACGATTTCACTCGCTGAATTCGAAGCCCTTAAGAAGCGATTTGAAGAAAATTTTTCAAATCCTTCCGGCTTGATAGGAGTAACTCCTACTAAAGCCGTGTATATGTCAGAAAAATGTTTTAAGGATGCGCTGGCACTTCCTGGTGCTGTTGGTCTTAGAACATATTTTGGCATGTACGAGGACGGAACTGTTACCACAATGATCGTAGCCGTTGATAGTAACGGCAGCAATATTCTGAATATTGCTTCGCGTGCTGAAGATGGTGGCGGGTACGTATGGAACCTGGGCCAGCTTTGTCCACCAGCCTGCCCGTAGGTTATGATCTTCTTTTATCTGGCATTGACAAAAGTAATCCCGGCCACGGTCGGGATTATCTTTCTGAAGCGGATGAGTCCTGCCTTCCGCTGGATCGTTGCCTACGTTTGGTTTGGCCTGGCTACTGAGCTGGTTATGTTCGCCCTCGCTAAGCTGCATGGAGCGAATCTTTCAATCGCTCACTTTTACCATATTGGCGAGACCTGGTTAATTGCTCTGTTCATTATAGCGGCTTTGGAGAATAAGGTCGTAAAGCAATTTACAATCGTGGCCGCTGTAGGCTTAACGGTTCTGGCCATACTGGAAATGACCGTAATCGGTAGCCTGCAAAAATTCGATCCGATTACATCGGTAACAGAACACGCCACAATCATCACGCTCCTGGGCGCTGTGCTGTTTCACATTGCCCACATCAAAACCGACCGGGCCGCGCCTGGTCTAATCATTATCGTTTTCGCGCTGCTTATATATTTCATTTCAAGCATCACATACTTTGCTCTGCTTAATCTGTTACCGGTAAGATCGCTGCTCAGCATGGCATACGTTCACGCGGTTGTCAACGTGGTTTGCAACATCACATTCGCAGCCGGGCTGTGGATGGCTCGCGCTCCGTTGGCCGACACAATGACCTACCAGCAGCAGGCCCAACAGATCGGTCTGATGAAGGAGTTGATCAGCGTCAAGGATAGGCTGATCGAAATGCTCAAGCGATAGGGGTCACCTTTCGGGGTCACCAATGGGGTCACCCATTGGAATTACAAAGCCATTAATTCTGTATTTTGCGCGGGTTCAACGGGTATTAAACAGCAATTGAAATGGAGTTAATCGGCAAAAATTGGAGTTCTGGATTTACGGATACGATCCGCGCGGAACCACTGAAAACCGCTAATGCAATGCGCGTTCGAAATTTTCCCGCAAATTTTTCTATTGGTTATATTCTACCTTTGGTTTAGAGGGGGGTACAAAGCACAATTTATTTGTAGGCACTAATGTGCTTACGTGGCAGCGGCAAAATGCTGCCGGGGGCATCGTTCCTGATGGCATGTACCTCTACCGGATGATTCTGACGCGCAGCGGCAATGCAGTGAAGACTGCTAATGGAAAGCTGATTCTTCGTTAGTAAACAGTTAGTCTGTTTCCTTGTAGGTATAGATATCGGAAAGACCCTTCAGAATCTTGACGAA